CTGTGGCCGCCTCGCATAGAAAGTCATGGAGACGTCGCAGTCCCCACCACTCACCGTCAGCGCGATCGCGAACAGGCGGAAGGCGTAGACCGTCCTCTCGGTCGATGTCGGCATCAAAGAACTCATCGAGCTCCCAGGTGCAGACGACGTCGTAGCCGTTGTATTCATATAGCAGAGGCCGTGGGATATTACCGAAGCGCTTGTTCTTTCCTTTGCCGGTGTATTGATCGAGTTCTTCGTCATAGCGAGGTGCACCCAGCTTCTCTACAGCGTTGTACTTCAGTCCGTGTATACCCGAGCGTTCATCCAACACGTAGGATTTGAGCATGGTGTCTTGTCGGATGACAAGGTCCTTGAATCCCTTAGGGTACAGTCCACTGACGTCAAATTTCCCGTTCTGAAATATGAGTTCAATACTGCACAGGTAATCGGCCAGCGATTTGAGGACTGCTTCAGATCTACAAGCCCGTTCTCCAAATACAATGCCTACACCTTTCTGTACACATATACCGATACATAGAAGCGCGAACCTGCTAGGGTGATCGAACGACTTTTCCTTGTCTAGATCGGTTTCAATGTCTACTACTGCCTTACGATACTTACGACGCAATATTTCTATAGCACGCAGAGCGCCTTTTTCGGTATCGATGACGACGACCTTGGGCTTCTTCCAAGCAGGAGCTGCTATTACGAGCTTCTGGAAGTCGTTACACATCGAAGGGAACGAAGCTGCAGAACGTAGACATGCTGCTGGATGAAACGTTGAGATGATCTTTACGTCAGGAAGTTCGGGCGACTCTCGGTAAGGACCGACCCGTAGCTGCGTAACGCCAATCTTGGTTCGCAGCAGTGACTGAGCGGCTATGTTACCTAGAGCCATGATCTGTTCGACACCATGCTGCTTGAGTTCAGTTAGCAATCTCTGCCGGCACGCTGTTACCGCAGCTGGAGGAGGCTGGAAGCTAGGGTTGTCTTTGGACGTGCATAGACAAGCGTTCGTAATGAACATTTCGCTACGGTTGAGACGGTAAGCTTGCAATACCTTATCTAGGAGTTTGCCGCTCGGTCCAATGAATGGTCTGCCTAGCTTGATCTCGGCTCGTCCAGGATTCTGACCGACTAGCGCTATCCTAGCTCTGTCAGGTCCGGAACTTGGAACGAATCCGTACTGTTCAGTATTGAGGGGACAGTTTTCGCACATGGCTAGTGGATGACGACGAGTTTTGGTCTGGACTAGCTCACTGGATTGGTCCACCACGTTACGTCCCCGTTCTGGTGCGGAGTATCCTTGCTGTGTTCGTTACGCAGACAGTAGATGTTCGTGTCACGCAGCTGGACGTTACAGTTCTCACCCCAGAGGAGTAGGTCCATGAGGCTCTGGTCCATCGCTGTCTTCCTGAACGGTCACGATGTGTAGTGGGTGTCTTTCCTTCTCGAGCTGACGAAGACGTTCGAGACAGATCGTATAGACCTTACGTAGGTCGTCGTATTCGGTGCTTCCAGGCTTAACCCCGGCTCGTAGAAGGTAGGCGACCATCTCTCCGCGCCAGTAATCGAGCTTGAAGGCCTTAATGACGTCCCAGGGTTCTAGTCCAGACTCCGATCGATAGTACTCTGGGTGGTGCTCATCAGGCTTACCGAAGAGAGGCTTAACGGCTTCGTCGTAGTCGAACGTCTCACCACCAGCTGTGTGGAGCTTAATGGACTCTGATACAGCGTTACAGTAGTCGGTTACGGATTTGCCGTAGTCTGTCGTTTCCTGTCCGAGGTAATGAACCAGTTCAGGGTGACCAGGATCGTCTGTCAGACGCGCCCAGGTTGGCCTGCTAGAAGCCCCGAGTATGCTTACAGAGTTGTAGTACTGGATTACATACCACCCTTCAGGTGACTCCCAGTCTTCGTCCGTAGGCAGAATAACGATACGCTCTGTCATGTGTTCACCCGTAGATGGAAGTACGACCCCAGCGGTCGAGGATCGATATGTTGTGTGCTACTAGGTCGTGGTCGAAATCTTCGTGCTTGAGCTCGAAGTAGTCGTCAGGTCGAGGAACGTTGACTCTGCCGACCTTCTCTATACTCAGACCCTTGAAGGCGTACGAGAAGGGAGCGATAGTGTCACAGCTACGTACTAGACCGGGAAGAGACACACAGTGCTGGATCTCTGTAGGCCACTGGTCGCTGAAGCCTAGCAGGTGGATGTCGTATCGACTTCCGTAACGCTTTCTGATCTGGAAGGCTAGTTCGAACCTTGCTGTAGGATTACCTGACCTATAGCAGGTCGTTCGACTAATGGAGACTGTCCTGATGTGGTGACCTGTGTCGCAGTGGTTCAGCTCTTCTAGGAACGTCAGAGACTCGTGAAGGCTTTCCCCATGAGCGACTACAGCGATGCGAGGAACCTTACCGAAGGGCAACTTCGGAGCGTCACGCAAGTACTCCAGGAATTCCTTGGTGAGTTCTAGAGTGCCTGCAGGATCTCCTAGAACGTCAGGAGCTACGAGCTCCGTCGCGCCGTAGCGTGCTGCTACTCTCAGAAGGTCGTTGGTCTCTAGACGGCTACCTTCCCACGCACCGTTATCGAGAAGCCAGTTTACCTTCTGACTCTTCCAGGCTTGGTTGTAGAAGTTCAGGTATTCTGCGTTCGGCGGTCCTCCACCGTTAGGGTGTATCAGTTCGCCTGCGAGTGCCATCTGGATAGGACGGTCTTCGCAGTACTGCTGTGCGAGAGCTCCAGGCGGGATAATTGCGATGTTGATCGGCTGAGTCATATCACAGTCCTAGTAGCTTAAAGAACTCTTCCTTGACATGGCGCTTGTTGTCGACGAAGACGCCTCGAACAGCGCTGGTGACTGTTTCGGTCTCGTGTGCTAGTGCACCTCGTAGCGACATGCAGCTATGGAACGCCTTCATGACGACAATGACACCTTGAGGGTTCAGGATATCATTGAACGTATCAGCCAGGTCTGTAGTCAGCTCTTCCTGAACCGCAGGAGTCTTGGCTGCTGTCTGGACCTGACGTGCTATCTTGGATAGGCCCGCGATAAGCCCGTCAGGAACGTAGCCTACATGGCAGGTTCCTGTGAACGGTGCTAGATGATGAGAGCATAGGCTCACGAACCGTATGTTCCTGACAACTATCAGTTCATGTGCACTTGTCTTGAACTTGGTGAACTTCCAGTGTTCGCTAGCGTCCGTTAGTTCTCGCAGCATCTTGACGAATCGTAGCGGCGTGTCCTTGACGTCGTCGCCTTCCCAGTCGAAGTCCGGTATGACCTTCTCGAGCAGGAGTTTCATCAAGATTTCAGGTGCTGCTGTTGACAGGTCGAGTACTGATCTTCCTGTCACTGAGTCGTAGTACGGTAGACCGTCAGGTTCGAAAGGCATCAGTGTCCGCAGCCTTCCCTGTGAATAGGGCCACCCTCGCTACAGAACTGCGGCGAATAGGCACTTGAGCCGCCGCCTCCTACGAAGAAGGACCCGCCGTCGCCTCCTCGACCGCCCCGAGCTCCGGGACCGTAGGCAGCTCCTCCTCCGCCTCCGCCTCCAGCTCCGGCGACGGCGACTGAGCCGTGTCCCGTAGCATAAGCGGCTCCACCAGGTCCTCCCATACCAAAGGTCGAACGGAGAGGCAGGAGCTGCGTCAGGGTGTCGATAAGACGCTGACGATCTGGGTTGCTAGTCGGTTCGCCTGCTAGTGTCTCGAACACTTGCAACACGGAGTCCAGCGGCGGCAGAGTGTGTGGTGCGTACCAGGCAGTTGTCTTCGGTGTCTCACTGACTCGAACAGCCGTGATTTCCGGGTATAGAGCTGCTGCACGCTCGTAGATCGCGCGTGCCATGTTCTCAGCGGTTGGTTGCTCGATGACGTCGTTGATCGTTCGGTGGTCGAAGGTGGCATCCAGCCACTTCTTGAACTGGTCTAGCTCTCTGTAGTCCCTGACGAAGCCTATGTGACTAAGGCTGGCTCCTTCGAGGACCAGCTCGATCTCGTAGTTGTGACCGTGCATGCGTGCACACGGATGATCGTCTTCGAGACCGTTTAGATAATGGGACGCTGAGAATTCGAACCGCTTACTGATCCGCCACATGTCAGTATCCAATCGGTGGACGACCGGGGTAGTCGCTGCGCCCGGTAGGTGACTTTCCTTCAATGGCCATCTGGGCCGGATCGATAGCCTTACGCTTAGGCTGATCAGGTGACCAGTCCTTGAACAAGTACTCGAAAGCCGTCCCGTAGTCAGGAGCGTCTACGATGACAAACGTCCTCATATGTACGCTCAGCGTGATACGTCGATTAGTCAGGACCCGAGCATCTGGAATAAGACTAGAGTAGTCCCAGAAGACGTCCTGGCTTTCCATGACCATCTGTAGTTCTGCGTGCGTAAGTTCCTTGCTGGCGAATAGCCGGACGCCATCATCTAGAGGACCTCCGCAGATTACAAAGTCAGGTCGAAACATGAACTGCGAGTTCGGATCGCCGAAGATTGCGTGTTGTCGTACTTCATTCATTGTCTCTCCAGGTGCTGAAGCTGAAGGCCTCCGGTCCGTCCAGTCGCTCTCTTACGGACACCATGGTTCGGTCGTATAACTCATTCCACTAACGGAGTAATACCGGTCTCTTACGCCGCGACTCGAACCTTCAGCTTCATAGACGTGCTAGAACGGAGTGTCTACTTCTTCCTTCGGCTTGCCGAGCTGGGACTCGTCGAACATTCCGTAGCCGCGGATCTCGACCCAACGCTCCGGCATGTCGGGGAACTTCTCCTTCTGCTTCTTGTTCGTACCACGACGAACGAAGAGTTCCTGGCCCTCGTAGAACTCGGGCTCGGTCGGGACGTCGAGGTCACCGTTCGCGTCGACGCAGTCCTCGTAGGCGCTCTTGTTGCCCTTCTGGGAAGGCAGCGCCTTGAGGATGCCGACGATCGTGTACATCGCGCCGTCCCAGATGCAGGCGTTGACGAAGTCGTGCCTGTTGGCGTACTCCTGCCACCGACCGGGCGTGTCCTGAACGATGAACTCGAAGTTGAGCATCGGCTTGCCAGGGTTGTTCTCCGACTCCGACTCGGTCAGCTCCACGCCGTGGATCACGACGTGGTACTTGCCGATAGGCAGCGGATCGAAGCTCCGGTCGCCCGATGATGCTTCCTGGTCACTGAGGCTAACCTTGATTCCCATGGTTCCTCTTTCTGTACTGGTTGCCTTGCCCTATCGGGCGGGTTCCTCTACAGGCACGCTGATGATTGCCTTGTAGAGTTCTTCGAGTGTAGGATCCTGAAGCACCCTCTCGAAGAGTCCTGTTCTCGACTTAGCTTGGTAGCCTTCGGTGAGACCTGTCAGAAGAACGCGACGTTCGGCTTCGACGATCTTCGTTCGACCTTCAGTCACCGTAGTACGTTCTACTGCGAGGTAGAACACGTTGCTGAACATTCCGCAGACCTGGTTCTTGAGCTTGCCGGGCAGGTCTGGAACGATCCAGTTGATGCTCCTGTTGTCCTTAGCTTCTGCTTCGTGACAGGTGACGAGAAGGTTGACAGGCAGATCGCGGAAGTGCCTGAACAGTGTCCGCATCTGGCTGATCGACTCGCCCCACTCACGCATGCTCGGGACGTCGAAGTTGACTTCTCCTCCTCCGGGTCGACCTGAAATGAGAAGCTGTGCCATGATATCGTTCATGGATAGCTTCTGCGCTTCGGTGCCGGTATCGATCACGAAGGTGTTGAAGGGTATAGGGACGCCTGTGGCTGCCAGCTTAGCTGCGGCCTTGTAGATCTGGTCGAACTGTGAGAACCTGCGGATGAAGGCTACTTGCGCGTCGGGAGCTACCTTGCGAAGGGTATCTGCTTCCGCTTGGTCTGGCGTCATGAAGAGTACAGGCGTCATTCCAGGAATCTTCTGAGCCTGTGCTACTAGTGTCGTTTTCCCTACGCCAGGCTTGCCGTAGAGAAGAGCCTTCATGTACTGTGGCTTGTCCCGAATAGGAGATATCGGAACGCCGCCGAATTCGGTCATTGCTGGGACTAGCGCGTTACCTACGTCGCTCATGACTGTTTGCGCCTCTGTATGTAGTACGGTTCTGTCTTGACGAAACCTGCTTCCAGGTCTCCTACAGGGTCTAGACCTGAGGAGGCTGTGAGACAGGGTAGCTGGAATGAACAGGATTGACAGTTGGGTTGACTCGGATTCTTGTAGATAGCAGGACTGCCTATCACCTCTCTAGCCTGCAGCAGGATGCTACGACCTGCCTCTTCTAGTTGTTCGTTCGTCTTGAGGATAACGAACTGTCGCGAGTACTCCGGACCTTGAGTCTTCAGCCACTCTAGGTAGTCGTTGTACAGACCGTGACGATACGCTCTGTTGTCAAACTTGTCGAAGACCTGTCTGGCTGTATGATAGTCAGTGAGCTGGTTCTTGTTAACACTGTACCAGCGACCCTGTCCGGGAGTCTGTAGTCTTCGGGGAGGCTTCGGGTATTGCTTCCGAAACTGGTTCAGGATGAGACCTGTAGCAGGGAACCCGTTTTGCCTAACACACCAAAGGTACGAAGGAAGCTGGTCTTCGAGTTCAGGAAGGACCGAATCTTCCCTGTACAAGTTAGCAGTAGACTTGTGGTCCGTTACGAAGACGAACCCTTCGCGGTCTTCGAAGACTGCATCGATACGACAGTTGAACGTAACGGGAACGCCTGTGAACTGACCTAGGATATCGTAAGAGTCTGGGAACTTGTTATACTCTCGATACCGTCTGATACAGTCGTTGCAAGCGCAATGAAGCTGGTTGCCTTGGTCGTCAACGATAGGACACTCGAATTCACGCTCTACGAACAGAGGCTTGTAGGCAGATCGGTCCAAGCTTCGGCACAGCTTTACTAGCATGCTACGAAGGATACTGAGACGTTCGCCGTAATCGAGTGCCTCTTCTTCGTCCAGCTGGTACTTGGCCGAACGAAGGAGATAGTCAGCTCTTTGATGATCGGCCTCAGCGATGAGTGCTTCCTGAGCGAACCTGTGAAGGTCTTTCAAAGGAACGTTCCAGGTCTCAGGGTTATACAGGGCTTCTAGAGCCTTGTGCCAGACTGTACCGTCTTCTAGGGGTGCTGGTCTCTTGATCGGCTCCCAGTTGTCTCGATAGCGCCAGTCCCACATACGGCGGCAGGTACGGTAACCACGAAGCTGAGACGAGTGGATCTCGTGAGTAAGAATCATCAGTCGCAGCCCGGTCCTTGAAGTCCTTGAGACTCTTTCGCTACAGGTACATAGCAGTCACCTGGATGGGGACCGGTACTGTAGATACAGCCAGGCTTATGGTACTGAAGGCTTGGAGGGTTCGTAGGACCTGCAGAGGCCGCTATGTTCCGTAGGCTGGCTAGAGAACACATCTGTACGGGACGACCTACCTTGTAGCCGACGGCCTTGGCTAGTTGGGCAGCCTCTTCGATCTGCTGCTGGTCGAACAGAGGCGCAACGTAGCCTGTCTCACCGAACCCGTGAATAGGTAGACCATATCGAGGATAGGTTCCGGGGTACTCAGTGTCGCCTAGGTTCTGGGGCATACCATGTTCAGCGCAATTGACTACAGACGTCGTCGGCGGGAAACAGTCTATAGCACAAGAGCAGGGATCTGGTAGTACTTGGTTCATCGAGTTGCCGCCGTTACTTAGCTGCGACCGCTGTCTTCCAGAATTCGGTGTCAGCATACACCGTAGGGTCTTCTACCTTCGCGTCGTGGAAGGCTTCGAGACGCTCGACACAGGTGCCACAGCGTCCGCAGTGGATATCGCCACCCTTGTAGCATGACCACGTCAGTGAGATAGGAACTCCGAGTTCGGCCGCTCGCCTAGCGATATCGGTTTTAGTCCGATAGATATACGGAGTTAGGATCCGAAACTCTGGATGGATGAAACCTTCGTTGCCTGCCTTGATGGCTTCTTCTAGGGCCCCGATGAACCCTGTCCTGCAATCAGGATAGATAGCGTGGTCGCCTGCGTGGACTGCAGTAGCGATGAATTGAGCCTTACTAGCCGTAGCCATTCCTGCGGCCATAGCCAGCATGACCATGTTCCTGTTAGGAACTACCGTTGCCTTCATGTTCTCGGCGTCGTAGCTGCCTTCGGGCACTTCGGAGTGTGCGATGTCGACTAGAGAACCGCCGCCGCTGCTGATCATGTAGCCGTACGAAGGTATGTCAACGATATGGTGAGTGATCTTGAGCAAGGAAGTAACAGCTCGAGCGTGTTCGAGCTCTTTGATGTGACGCTGTCCGTAGTTGAAGGACACTACGTCTACGTCGGTTCCAGAACTGATTAGGTCGTACAGCATTGTAGTGCTGTCAAGACCGCCGGATACGATTGCGATACCACCCATGGAGGCTACTCCTGTATTCTTGCTTTTCGTATAATATAATTATACTGCAAGAATCGAAGGAACAACAATGTATCCTAGGCTGAAATTTTTCTGAAAATTACCTTAAGACACTAGTCT